AAAATAGGTAAAACAGCATCAAAACTTGGTGTTGAGGCTGAGTTTTTGCAACAATTAAGGTTTGCTGCTGAACAAACTGGAGTTAAAGTTGAAGCCCTTGATATGGGTTTGCAAAGGTTTATCAGAAGGGCAGCAGAAGCAGCAAAAGGGACTGGGGAAGCAAAAAGGGCTTTTGAGCAATTAGGTATTGAATTGCTTAATAGTGACGGCACTTTGCGACCAGTCAGAGAAATTTTATTTGATGTTGCTGACGGACTAAAAAACACAGGCAGTTCTGCTGAACAAGTAAGACTTGCTTTTAAGTTTTTTGATTCTGAAGGTGTGGCTTTAGTCAATACTCTTAAAGGCGGCAGTCAAGCACTTAAAGAATTTGAGCGTCAAGCAGAAAGCTTAGGAATAATTATCAGTAACGAAACAGTCAAAAAGGGTGAGTTGTTTGCTGATAGATTAAATATAATTCGTAAACAAATAACAGCTATAACTGCTAATATTACTGGTGCTTTTATCCCAGCTTTAGACAGTATAGCTGCTAATTTTACATCTTTGATTGTTGGTCTAAATGAAACTGAAGGGGGCTTGGAAAAATTTGGCAAAAAAATTGCACTTACTGTTTTAAATTTTACCAGAACTACCTTAATAGGTATTCTAAATTTTATTGATGAAGTCGAAAAAAGACTCATAAACTTTGCCGAAACAAAAATTGGCAAAGAAATTTTTGGAGATATAGGCAGCGAAAATAAAAAACTAAGAGCTGAATTTGATTTACTCAAAAAAAGGTATGATGAATTAATTGGTGCTTTCATAAGAGGGGAACCTTTTATTGATGGTCTTTTTGATGAGGTCATTGCGTCTGGCCCAGATGTAGTGGAAGAGCTGAAAAGGGTCAAAAATGAATTGATTGCTTTAGACAAAGAAATACAATCTTTTAAACCAGAAAACAATCCGCTAGTTTTAGCTATAGACGATCTAATTAAAAAAGTCGGAGAAAGTGATTTTGCTGAAATTTTTGAGGGGTCGGAAAAAACTTTTGATAATATTTCTGAGCAAGTTGCTTTGTTCAGAGACCAACTTGGGGCAACCCCAGAAGCTATAGCAAACATAACAATTAACACTATGAAAAAGTTTGAGGACTCAATAATTGATGCGTTAAAGGGAGGCAAACTTGCATTTAAAGATTTTGCTGATTTTGTTATTGAGCAAATTCTAAGAATTGCAATCCAACAGGCAATAATAAAACCAATTACAGGCAGCATTGAGGGGTTTTTTGCAAACTTTTTCGATTTTCTACCTAGCAATGAGGGCGGTGGTTTTACTGGCATGGGTGTTCGAGCAGGTGGTGTAGATGGCAGAGGAGGTTTTCCTGCAATCTTACACCCCAGAGAAAGTGTAATAGATCACACCAAAGGTCAAGGCATGGGGGCCACAGTCAATTTTAATATTTCAACCATTGATGCTACTGGTTTTGATGAATTATTAGCAACACGCAAAGGTTTAATCACTAGTATTATTAACAATGCTATGAACAATCGTGGCAGAATGGGGGTCGCATAATGTCTGGGGCTTTTCCTACATCGCCAGTTTTTCGTGCCTTATCTTTCAAAGATAATAGACCAAATCTAACTAATATAACTTTGTCTGGAAAAAAACAAAGTCGGACTATTGGTTCACAATTTTTTAGTTTTGAAGTAAGTATGCCAACTATGACACAAACACAAGCACAAAGCATTTTTGCTTTTTTACAAAGTCAAAAAGGGCAATCTGAAAACTTTACGATTACTTATCCAACTGACAATCTTGGTGCTTCAAAAGATGAAACTGACATACTGGTTAATGGAGCTCAATCAGTGGGTGACAACACTATTGCAATGGACGGTTTTGCTGCATCAACAACTGGTGCTTTGAAAGCAGGAGACTTAATAAAATTTGCAAACCATACGAAAGTGTATATGGTCTCAGCAGATGTAAACTCAAACAGTTCTGGAGAACTGACAGCAACTATTTCCCCAAACTTAACTACTGCTATTGCCAACGATGAAGCAGTAACGGTCAACAAACCTTCTTTTACAGTATTTTTAGAAAGCGATGAAATTGTTTTTACCACAGACAGTTCTAATTTATATAATATTTCTTTTGCTGTAAGAGAGGTCATTACCTAATGCCTAGAACCCTATCAACAGCATTACAAAATGAAGTTGCTTCCGCCCAAAACAATATTGCAACTTTAGTAGAAATCAATACAGCAAATGTTATCAGAGCAACAGACTTTGTGCGTGATTTGACTTTTGATTCTGACACTTATGCTGCGGGCGGGTCTTTTTTAGAAATAGATAACACCGAAGAAACAGGGCAACTTAAGGTCGATGAAATCCAAATATCTTTAGCAAATGTCACTGATACTGTTATTGATGAAATTGCAGCAGGTAATTACTACCATCGACAAGTCAATGTCAATCTTGCTTTTTTAGATACCGATGAATCAATAATAGGGGCAATCAATTATTTTACTGGCAATATTCGCAGTGCAGCTATAACCGAAACCAATCAAGATTCAACCATAAATTTAGTTGTAGCATCACATTGGTCAAACTGGCAACTAACAAAAGGCAGACATTTCTCAGATGAATCACAGCAAAAATTTTCAAGCGGCGATAAAGGTTTAGAATTTGCCACCCAAAACAAAGATGATATTCGTTGGGGTGTTGGATAATGCCAGAATTTTTTAGTGCTATCAAAGCAGTCTTTGCAAAGATCGCAGAACGAGCAGCAGCATCAAAAGCGTTTAGAATTATTAGAGGTGTTGCAGCAGCAGTATCAGTTGTCAGTGGTGTTAAATCGTTCCGTATTGCAAGGGATATGCAAAACAAAGGTCAAGGTATTCTTGCCAACAAAACGGCAGCAGGGGGCAAAATACCAGTCATTTACGGACAACGGCGGGTCGGAGCTCAAATCGTTTACATGGACACTGCTGATAACCGCAGCAAAGACTTATTCGTTGTCTATGCTTTGGCAGTGGGTGAGGTTGAAGAAATTGTTGGTAACACCATCGAACTTGATGGCAATTCAATCACTGACACCAAAAGATTTCGTGACGGTTGGTATTTAGGTTCAGACAAAATTAGTTCTGGTGCGGGGTCTTTGAATACAGCATCGCAGATAGGAACGAACAACGGTTCTGCCAGTGCAGGCAGCAGCGGCACTGACCCTAGTAAAAGATATAGAGCAGTGTTTAACTTGCATCACGGAGCTGCTTCGCAAACAGCAGATCCAATGTTGACAGCATCAATCAGCAGTAAATGGACTTCTGCACACAAACTCAACGGCATTGCTTACATTGGTGCGAGCTTTGAATATGACACTAAAGGGATTTTTCGAGGCGTGCCGCAACTAACTGTGGTGGTCAAAGGTCGCAAGGTGTTTGACCCCAGAACCGCAGCAGGACAAACTTTCGGTAACACTAGCACATACACATGGTCTGACAATGCGGCATTGTGTGTTTTAGACTATATTACTAATGATGAATACGGTAAGGGTTTGGGTTCAACTGAGGTCAACTTTGACACTTTTGGCACTGCTGCCGATGCTTGCGATACGGTGGTCAATCAACCAGACTATAATGGCAGTGCAGCAGCATTTACTTTTTCTGGTAGTAGTGGAGATAACTTTGTTGTCAGCAGCACCGAATCAGAATGGCAAAAAAACAAAATAGGTGAGTTTTTAACAGTCACCGATTCTGGGGGGTCAACAGTAGTCAATAATAAAAGGGTTATTGCTTCTGAGCGATTTAGTTTTTTTGACTCCTCGCAAATCAATAGAATTTATTTTGATGGGACTTTAGGTTCCGACATTGGTTCAAACACAGGCACAGCTATAACAACAAGCAGGAGATTTCATTGTAATGGAGTGGTAGATGCTAATAATTCGGTTTTTGATAATACGATTGAACTGCTACAAAATATTCGGGGTTTTTTAAATTATGTCAATGGTAAGTATGAACTGAAAATTGAAGATGCGGGCAGTTCTGTTTTTTCTGTCACCGAAGATCATGTCATTGGTGAGAACGGTTTTAGCATTAGTTTTGGAGATAAAGACAAAAAGGCAAACAAAGTCGTAGTAGAGTTTTTTAATGGACTCAAACGCTACGAATTAGATACTGTCACTGTCTTTCATAACAATAGCACCTCAACTTACAAAGATGATGATGGGGGCGAAGAACTGGAACTTAAAGTTGAGTTTCCTTTTGTCTCCTCTCCTTACATAGCTCACAACTTGGGTCGTGCAATCATGCAGCGATCTCGGTTTCAAAAAAGAGTTTCTTTTTTAGGTACGCCAGAAATATTTAAACTTAATG